CCACGCCAGTGACGCTGCCAGCCACGCCAGCCTCCCTAAGTGTTCCGCCGCGCTGGACAACATCGGCCGCGCGCTCCATCCCGCGCTGACCGCCCATCCCGCCGACGATCTCCATTGGGATCGACGCGATGCCCCCTGCGATCTGGCCTGGCATGCTCATCTGCTCGCCGGCCTGGGGCTCGTACTGCTGGCGCATGCGGGCGCTGCGCATGTCGGCGTCGCGGAAGACCTTGGCTTGCTCCTCTTCGGCGTTCATGCCCAGCAGCGGTGCCAGCATGCCGGCCACGCCCGCCGCGGCCATGTCGATCGATCGCACGATGGGGATGGCGGCCGACAGCGCCGTGCGGCCCATGGTTTCGAGCATGCCGACTTGTCGTGGAGGCGGTGCGACCGCGGCCGGTGCTGGCTCTTGAACGACCGGCGCTGATTCCCACCATGCGTCACTGGCGGCAGACTGCCCCATCGGCGCGGCCGGCGCTGGCTGCGCGCTCACGCCACGCTGTGCGCTGGGCTGCCGCGGAGTGGGCTGAGCCTCTGTCGAGCCGCCAAGGGCCTGCGCGGCCGCGCTCCCGCGGGCCTGAGGCCGTGGCGCGGCCGGCGCGCGTGGTGCGTCGACGATGGGAGCGTCCTGATACCAGTTGTCGGCCATGGTCACGGCTTTCTGCGGGTGGTGCCGTCGGGGGCAATGAACGTGGCCCCGCTCGGCAGTGCATCGAACTCGGCTTTGCTCTTTGGCTTGGCAGGGGCGCCAGCCTGCTGCCCTTCGTCGATGTCGTAGGCGGTGACGACGTTGGAAGACTTGAGCCCGTAGCTCTGGGACAGCTCACGGTATTTACTGTCCAGCTTGTCCTGCCCCTTCTTCTGCTCGCCGTAGACCTTGCGGGCCTGGTTGATCATGTCCTTCCGCTGGCCGTCATTGAGGCGCGTGCCTTCCATCGCCTTGTTGTAGGCGTTGCGGATGCGGTCAGGGATGCTCCCGGCGTTTTGGGCCGTGGCGAACTCGCCCTCCCGGACCACACTGTCGGGGTCCAGCATCTTCATGTAGCCGAAGATAAGCGCAATGTCCCCCATCGAAGTTGGGTCCTTGGCAGCGGCTTGCGTCTTGGCGAACGCATCGCGCACCTTGACGAAGGTCTTGCTCTGCGCCTGGTGCTCGTCGCGCAGCTTGTTCTCGGCGTCGAACTGAGCCTTCGGCGTGTCCATCGCGCCCTTACCGCCACCAAGCACCAAGCCGCGGCGGGCTTCCTTCGCCTCGTCAGGGTTGATGTCGCCGCTCTTCAGAGCAGCCTCGATGCCGCGCAGCTTCTTGGTGTTTGGGTCTTCAGTGCCGCCACCAGACGTTGGCGTGGCCGTCTTGTTGATGCGCACCTCGCGGCCGTCAGGCAGGTAGTGCACCTTGTAGCCGCCGAAGTCTTCGAAGTGGCCCACGTCGACCTTCTCGGCCTTCGGCTTCTGCCCGCCCGTGGCGTAGTAGGCCTCCAGGAAGTTCTTCGGGCCCTCGCCGGCGTCGTTGATGCCCTTGGCGATCTTGGCCAGGATGCCGCGCTGGTTCAGCGTCTGGGCGAGCGTGGTGAGCTGGCCGACGCGCTCCAGGCCGTCCTGGATCGACAGCGTCTTGATGTTGTCGTTCGGGTCGCTGCTGCGGTTCTCGGTCACCGGCGCGCGGTAGGTTCCCACTTTGCCGTCTTCGCGGCGCACCTTGATCTCCAGCAGCGGAGTGAAGTGCGTCGGGTCGTTCGGGTGCGGGATCAGCTGCACGATCTTCTTCGACAGGATCTCGCTGCCGTCGCGGCCGGGGCCGCCCACGCCGGTCATCAGCTCGGGCTTGAACAGCACGTTCGCCGCGCCGAGCATCATCTCGTCGTTGCCGGACTGGGCGCCCGTCATGAAGTCCTGGCCGGCGCGCTGAATCGGCGACAGGCCGCCGTCGACGCCTTCGGTCTGCGAGACCGGCAGGAAGTCGGTGACGTCGCGGCGCGTGAGGGCCGTCAGGCTGCTGACGAGCTGGTCGTCGGGCACCTGCTCGATCGGAATCTCGCCGGTTTGGATGCGCGACCACAGCTGGCCGGCCTTCTGGCGCTCGGCCTCGACAAGCGGTGCGTAGCGCTTGGCCCGGGCCTCCGACAGCCGGCCGCGCGTGTCCTTCACCCGCAGTGTGTAGCTGTCGGCCACGTCCTGCGGGATCTTCGACATGTCGCCGTACTGCTCGAACAGGCCGCGGCCCTCGCCCTGCAGGTCCTTGAACTCGGCATCGAGCGCGGCCTCGGCGTCCATGTTCTGCTGGCGCTCGTCCATCGTGGCCTGCCGCAGATCCTGCTTGGCCAAGCGCGCGTCCTGAGACATCAGCCGCGAGCGCTGGAAGTCCCGCTCGGCCGACTGCTCGGCTCGGTCGGCCGCCATCTGCTCGCGCTGCAGCCGCCGCTGCTCTTCCTGGTCCCGGCGGGACAGGTAGGCTTGCCCCATGCCGAAGCCAGCCTCGAGGCCCCGTGCTGCGCCTTCACCGATGCTGGTTGCCATGTGCGTTCCCCGAGGTCAGAAAAAGTTGCCGGCAATCGCGCCGACCAGGCCGCCGACGAGCGCGCCCCAGGGGCCGCCACTGGCCCCCATTTGCGCGCCGGCGGCCATGCCAGCCATCGTGCCCATCGTCGCGCCAAGCTGCTGGTTGCCCTGCTTGCGCGCGGCCTCCTGCTGCCGGTTCTGCTCGTTGCGCTGGGCCTCCTGCTGCGCGGCGTCGCCGAGCATGCCGGTCGCCTCCTGCTGTTGGCTCATGCCCATGCCGGCAAGGCCGCCACCCAATCCGTAGGTCATTGAAAACCTCCCTGAGGTAGTTTCGGCGCTGGACTTCCGATCACCGACTGCTGGCGCTGCACCGTGGCGTCGCGGGCGTTGTTCATGGCGCCCACCGTGGCCAGGCTCTCGCTGAGCCGGCTCTGCTTGTCGGCCGCGGCCCGCTCTTCCGGATTGAGCGTCATGCCCATGCCCGCCAGCCGGCGGTCAGTGCTGGCACGCTGCTGGTCGAACGCCGCACCGATGCCGCGCCCGGCCAAGTAGGACGCGTCCTGCGGCTTGGTCTCGTCGGTGGCGTAGTTGATCAGCCGGTTTTCCTCGGGCACGTAGTTCGACAGGTAGTCGTCCCACTGCTGCCTGGTGAGTGCAGCAAAGGCGTTCTGCGCGAAGTTCTTGCTGTTCGGGTTGAGGCCCATCATGCCGCCCGCGCCCATGCCGTAGGCGGAAGCGCCCTCGGCGATCGGCGCAGAGATAGAGCTTCCGCCACCGAAGAGCTTGCTGCCGTTGATGCCGGGCGCGAACCACGAGAGAAGCTCGCTCGAGCCGCTTGGGCCGTCGAGGCCGATCGCGTTGACCGGCCGGGGCATGCTGAGGGGGTCTGACCATGCTGCCATGCTTGTTTCTCCTGATCAGCCGCCGGCCCGCAGGCCGTAGGGCAGCTCGGCGCCCTGGTAGCCGTACGTGCTGCCGGCCGGGTTTTGGTAGGCGCCAGACGCGCTCGGCGCCGTGAAGTTTGGTGCCGGCCCGGGGCTGAGCGCGCCCGACAGGCCCATGCCCAGCGCCTGGCCAACCACCTGAGCCTGCCCGGCGCGCTGCTGCAGCGCCATCGCAGCGTCGTTGCTGGCCTGCATGCCGCTCTGCCGGGCCATGTCGCTCATGCCGCGCATAGCGGTGGCCTTCTCGCCGCGGCCCAGCGCCATCACCTGGCCCAGGCCCTGCACGTAGGCGTCGTCGATGCGCTGGTCAGCGCTGGCGATGCCCATGCCGGTCGACGTTGCGGCGTCGTCGCCAAGTCCGGCCATGGCCAGCTTCTGTTTCGTCGAGCCGCCCATCCCCTGGGCTTCCGACTGCTCCCTGAGCTTCTGTTGTGCACTGCCGAACTGCGCGGCGGTGTCCGTCGAGGCCATGCCCTGCGCTTGCTTGCGCTGGAAGCTCTCGCGGCCTCCGCTCTGGTTGATGGTCTCGGCCAGCCTCTGCTGCAGTGGCATCCAGCGCTGGCGGAAGTCCTGCAGCTGCTGAATTGCGACTTCAGCCTGCGCCTTCTGCTGTGGTGTTTGACGGACACCGTCCTTCTTTCCAGCCATTGACCACCTCGCGTGTGAACACATCGCCCTGCCTGATCCAGGGCCGCCCCAGGAGCCTGGCCCACCCCCTTCTGGCGGGGAAGCCGGCTATCGATGAGGCGCCAAGATCGGCCGCGAGCGCGTCGAGGTCGGGTTCTCTGCGCTGGAAGGCGCCGGCTCTGTAGCCGACGAACAGCAGGATGAACAGCCTCAAGTGTATGGCGTCGACCGGTTCAAGGGTGACAACCAAGACGCCGTCGGCTGATTCGAGGCACACGGCGTCCCGCTCGCAGTTCGCGCGGACCTCTGCAACAGCCTTCGGCGTGCCGGGAATGCGGCGCTCAATGCGGCTCCAGACGTCGTCCAGTTCGACGATCCGCCACGGCGTGCCGCACACGCCCATCGCGTCACTCGGTCAGGTTACGGCCACTGGCCTTCGACAGGACCACGTCGGCGGCACTGGCCGCCATCCATACGGCGCCGCCGGCCGCCAGCATGTGGCCGACGACCTCGGGCCACAGGTAGCACTGGCCAGGCGTCAGTGTCTTTTCGAAGATCTGGAAATTGGTGCCCGTCGGGGTTTCGCCGGGCGGCACCAGGAGAACCGCCGCCGTGCGGTTGACGCTGTCCTGGTTCGTCGAGGTGATCTTGTCGATGATCGTGCCGGCGCCGTCGCTCGGGCTGGCGAACATCTCGGAGTCGGTGGCCGCCAGATACTGGCTGTCGAACATCACCACGTTGGTCGCTTGCATCTGGGTCCCCTTAGATCAAAACGCCGCAGCTTACGCCGTCGACCTGCTGCTGAATCTGCGCGACCTGAGCCTCGACCTGCGGCAGCCTGCCGGGCCCGGGGTCGCCAAGCGCTGCCAGGTCTTGCTGCAGCGCCATCAGCTCGCCGGCCAGTTGCTCGACCCGAGGATCAGTGCTGCCGCCAAGCTCCAGGCCAGCCACCACCGACGTCAGCGCGTCGAGCGCCAGCTGCAGGTTGGTGATCTGCCGCTTGATCGCCGCCAGGTCGACCGCTGCCGTCTGCGCGCCCACCTGCTGGATGGCCTGGACGGTGTTCACAGTGGCGTCGAGTGCGCCAAGCCGCTGGCGGATGTTCGAGACGACCTGCTGCACCTCGCGCAGCGTGAACTCACGCGGGTCGTTGACTGACGGCTTGCCGAGGGTGGCCACTACCTGAACTCCTCGGGCTGCTCGACGGCCTGCACGGTGCGGGCGCGGCTGGTGCCGATTAGTTCCATTTCGAACGACTCGTAGGCGTCTGTCATGGGCAGCGTGAGCGGCTCGGCGCTGGTGACCACGTCCGCGGTCAGCTGCGTGCTATCGGCGTAGGTGCGCAACACCAGAGCATCGAAGTCGGCCGCCTTGACCTTGACCTGCTGGAAGGCGCCACCGAATGGCAACAGCCACAGCTTGCCGCGCCACCGGTATGGCATCGCCGTGTCGCCGCCGTTCCACCGGTAGATGGTCGTGCCGTCCGGCTCGATCGGCGTGACCCCGCTGGCCACCGGCAGCAGCTCGTCGGTGGGCTCTTCGTACTCGTCGAGTACCAGGTACAGGCTGTCGGTGATCGGGTCAGCGTAGACCGCCGAGGCGTGCATGCCCAAGCTGATCAGGCCGAAGCCGTTGGTGCCCAGCTCCAGGGCGTAGCCGCCACGCGTGACGCCGTCGTCCCAGAAGAAGTAGTAGGTCTCGTCGTGGGCTACGCCAAGGATCGACGTCGGATCCAGGGCCTGCCACTGCTCGCGCGTGAAGATGTCAGCCGTGGCGTTCTGCACCTGCGTTGCGCCGGCCGACACCATGATGCCGTCCGGGCCAGCGAACAGCACACCGACGTTCGTCAGGTAGCCAAGCGATCGCCGCGACGTGCAGGCGTTCGGTGAGCCCGGCTTGCTCATGCTGTACGAGTCGTTTGACGCCCCGCTGGCCGTGTAGACGAAGCTCTCGGTTCCGATGAAGACCGTCGTGTCTACGTTGCCCAGCGCAACGATGTCGGTGTCTGTCGGCAGGCGATCGATGAGGCGCCAAGCGTGCGGGTGGCCGGCTACCGACAGGCACAGCTGGTTGCCGCTGCTGCCGGCCATGATGCCATTGGGAAGCGCCAGGATGTTGCGCAGGTCGAAGGGCGGCAGGTCCCATCCCTCGGTCTCCAGCACCTCACCCAGCTCTTCGTCAGGCAGGTTGTCGACGAACTCCTCGGTCGACAGGTCAAGCTCGGCCACGAAGCGGTAGACCGTGCCCGTCGAGCCGGTGACGGCCCGGTAGAGACGCTTCTTCTCGATGTGGTACTCGTCCAGGCCCGTCGGCACCGTCGTCGGCATGGTGATCACCACCGAGCTGTTGACGTTGCGCTGCACGGTCTCGCTGGGGTCGCTTGGCGCGCTTTCCTCGTCGATGTCGTTGACGAAGGTGTACACGTAGCTCGTGTAGACGATCACCTCCTGGGTGTCGCCAGACGGCGGGCTGATCTGCAGCCGGATGTTGTCGTACCAGCTGTCGTTGGCCCGGTCGGTTGCGTAGGCCGCGAAACCCAGCCAGCCGCCGTCAATGGTCCAGTCGATGGTCGTCGGCTCCAGCAGCACCGTACCAGTGGCCTTCTCGACGATGGTGCACGTCACCCGGGCGGCCGTGATCGACTTGACCTGCGCCGTCAGCGTGACCGTCAGCCACTTGTTCGACGGCTTCAGGCTGGTGTCGATGGCGTTGACCGTGTTGCCATCGCCATTGGCATCCCAGCTCGAGAAGTACTCGAGCGCAACGCCTTCCTCGATCGACATGCAGAAGGCCTGCCTGGCCCCCGTGCTGCTGCCGAACAGCGAGATCTCCACGCGCTGTTTGAAGTACACGTCGAACACGCAGGTCAGTGCCGGCGCTTTGTCGGTGGACAGGTTCTGCGTCATGAACGGAACGCGGCTGTCCATGTCGAATTTGAACGACGGCGGCGGCTGACCAAACGTGTCGTCGATCGTCAGGAACTTCGAGCGGTTCGGGCTCGGGCCGCCGTTGCTGCTGACGGTCCAGCCGGCCAGGCTTGAGCCGTCCCAGCTGAGCGAGTACTTCTGCAGATCCATGCGGATCGCGTCGACGAAGGCGTCCAGCTCGGTGCCGCCGTCGCGAACGTAGGTCTGCACGATACGCACGGTGGCCGCATCCGCCGGCACGGTGGCCACGATGCTGCGCTCGGTCCACGTGAGGATGGGCGTGATGGTCATCACGTCGGATGCCACCTCGGTGCCCGGCAGCTCGACGTCGTCGGCGTCCAGGAACTGCAGCGCCAGGCCAGCCTTGCCGCCGTCGACGTTCGCGGCCTGCTGCCAGAACAGCGCCAGCGTCTGGCCGCCGCTGATGTCGTTCGCCGCGAGGTCGATGTCCTGGTAGGCCGTCAGGCTGGCGTTCTCGCCGCCGAACCAGTAGTGCGTGCCAGCGTAGGCCAAGAAGCCCGGAATCGACGTGTTGTCGTGGTCTTCCAGCGTCTGCCCGCTTGGCGAAGTCCAGTCCAGCGCGCCATCCTCGGCGCCGGGGTTGCTGATCGGCACGTCACCGGTGACAACCGAAGGCGGGTTCACCTCGACCTCGGGGGCGATCTCAGGCGCCGGCACGCCGAGCGGCCGCGTCTCGACTGGGAAGGGCTCCGAGCCCGTGGTGGCCAGCTCGACGTTAGTCCAGCGCGGGCCCAGGCCTGCGAGGCCAGTGATGTAGGTCCGCTTGGTGGTGTCGCCCAGCGTGGCGCCGCGGGCCACCTCTACGCGCTGCTGCCAGCTCAGCCAGTCGTCTCCCAGCTTGAAGATGGTCTCGACCGGTGCGCCTGATTCCGTGGTGGCCAGGTGCTTTGTTACCGCCGGCCGCATGAAGGCTTCGAGGTCGCCTGACTTCAGCGACGCGTTCAGCGCCACCTGCGCCGCGTTTTCAGGCAGCGCCCGCGGGGTCAGCAGCGGCACCATGCCGCGAAAGCTCTCGTGGGCTACGCGCATCTGGTACCCCTCATCCCGGAAGATCGCCCAAGCGCGCAATCACGACCCTGATGCCAGGCCAAACAGGCGTGTCAGTTACGTCGCCCTTCGCGTACACCCCAAGGAAAAAGGTGCTGTCATCGTCGGCCGTGAACAAATGCTGGTCTGTCCACCGCATCACGGCTCGGTCATCTTCCAAGTCGCCGGCTGTGTGGGTGCGCGCCTGCGCGCTTGTGCTGGTGTCAGACACGATCGACCCATAGGTCGAGTTTCCATCCGGCCACTCGGCGCCATAGTTAGCCGTGTCCAGGAAACAAGTCATCGTCACGCTGTAGACACCGCCGTTGATGATATGCAAGTGGCTGTTGTCGACGTCGACGACCCACTCCCAATCGGCGCTTGGCACCAGCATGTTTACCGTCCATTCGGTCATGTACGGCGTGCCGTCAAACAGCATTCGATCGTCAATCAGGGGGTCGTCAGGCGCGATCATGATCATCGCTCCGGTTGAGCCCGCTGATCCTTCGGCCGTCACCGTCACGACGTTGGCGTTTTCACCCACGCCGCGCGTTGCCGTCAGACCGGTTGAGAAGTTCAGCGTGTCGGCATCAGGCAGCCCGAGGGCCTCACCCTGGTTCTCGAAACTGATGAAGTTCGGAAAGCTCTCGGCCGCCGGCGGCGGGATATCGGTGAGCGGCGTGATTGAGAAGGCTGGCATGTAGGTGATCCCTCAGAAAATGGCGCGCGACACGGCCCGCTGCGAGCCCTGCTGGAACCGACGTTGCTCGTCGGCCTTGGCGTTGCTGATGCCGGCCTGGAAGCGCCGCAGCTGCGCGTTGGCCTCGTTGATGTCCTGCCATGGCTCTTTCAGCCGCAGCAGGTAGTCGAGCGCGCCGGCCTGGATGGCCTGGTCCCACTTGGACAACACGCGCTCCTCGATCTGCACTTGGCCGGCCTTCGGGATGAGCGCAACCGTCACCAGCAGCGAGTAGGTTGCGTCCGGCACGTTGTCGAGCGCGAACTGCCCCTCGGGAAGGTAGGCGTAACGCCGCGGTAGGCCTTCGCTGCCGTTCGGGTTCCACCCGCTTGGGTCGCTGTCGACCACCGGCACCACGGTGCCATTGGCTTGCGTGATGCTCATCGCGCGGATGGCGATGATTTCCTCGTAGGGGTCGCTCCCCAGGCTGTAGGCGCGCGTGCCGGCCGCTGTTGCGCCAGGGATGGCCGTCTGGTACCAGCGGGACTCGCGGAGGAACCTGCGGGCGCTGCGGATGATGGCGCGCTGCAAGGTGCCGTTCGGGCACTTCTTGCAGATCTGGCCCACGTCCTGGGCGATGTCGAGCACGTGAACGAGCGCCATCACGCCACCCCTTTCGACTGCGCCACCTTTGGTGACGTTTCAAGCTGCGTCTTCGTCTTCGCGCCGACCATCGTCGCCCACTCGTTGAACGCGGACGCGCTGCCCTGCGGGTCCTTGCGCTGCGTCGGCTTCAGAAGAGCCCGCGAGATCGCGAAGGCGATCAGGGCCGGCTGATAGACGTCCTGCACCAACACCGTGTCGCCGACAGCCGCCAAAGCCGCCGGCAACGCGCCATACAGCGCCTTGACTGAGCCCGTGCCGGTGTTCGGCGGCGTGATGTAGAAGCGCCGCGGGGCCGTCGGATCGACCGTGAAGTGCTGCACGTCAACCTCCTGGGTTGCCGCCGGCCAGAAGCGGTTTTCCTCGTCCAGTAGCGCCCTGTCGACCTGCGTCACGCGGCGACCACTGACTTGGTTTTCGCTGATGTCGAGCAGCGCCACACCTGACGCCGGCAGTTCCTGCGTTACGCCAGCCGCTACCGCGATGTAGGCCTGTAGAACGTAGGCGTCTGCCTTGACCATGCATGTGGCGTTGATCGCCTCGTTCAGGTAGCTGATGAGATTGGCATCGGTCCAGCCAGCGCCTGGCGCTGGGTCGAACAGGCGTTCGCGTAGCACCGTGATGTAGTCGGATACCAGCATCAGCGCTCCCCTCGGATGTCTTGCTGCGGCGGCGTCTGTAGGTCGATCTGTACGCGGCCCCCAAGCATGTTGACGAACTCCGCCATCAAGGCCTGGCTCTTCACCGGGTCCTGGCGTGCGCTGTTCTTGGCCAGCGCCCGGGCAGTCATGTAGGTCTGGAGCGCCGCCTCGTACTGGTCAGGCATCAGAACGTCGTCGTCGACGCTTCCAACACGCGGAGGGAACGCGCCAAACATGCAGGTGAGCGTGGCCCCGCTGCCGGCCGGCGGG